AGCATTAGCAACTACACCCAATTCAATGTTACGATCCTTTGAAGTCAACGTAACAGAATTAATTGAAGTTGTAGTACCTTTAACTGTTAAGTTTCCACCAACACTAAAGTTTTGTTTAACAGAACTTAAGTTGTCAACGTATGTCTTAACCGCTTTCTGTGTAGGACACTTATTATCATCATTCTGAGAAAGAGTTCCATCTGTGGAGAACTCATTAATTGTAGCACCCAACTGAGCACCAATAGCACCCAATCGTAAGGTTGATAGACCTTCCAAGTTGAATGCTGTAGCATCCAAGGTTGCTTTACCAGTTGCCTGTTCAACCCTGAAGTACTTACCAACAGAGAAGTTACCATCTTGGTCAGTAGATACGTAGTAAACACGACCTGGACGGACTTCAGTTGTTTCGTATGAAGGAACATTTGGTGAAAGTGGAAGACCAGGCCAATTAGTATTAGCTTTACTTCCAGTACCAACATCCAAGAAGTCGTGAGCAGTCAAGCGAACTTGAGAGTAACGATAACGTGTCTTGAATGCCTGTCCATCACCAGATTCAATAACCTTCTCATCAGCAAATGATAGAGCTGTAATACCAGTTGTATCAGGAGCAACAACAGTAAGTTTCATAAACTCATTTCCAACCTTAATCCAGTCATTAACACCGAATGCAGCATTTGCAGCTTTTACACGAACAACTGTTACAGCAACATCAATATCTTCAATAAGAATATCTTGATTTCTTGAAGGAGGGTCAAAGATCGTTACAACAGCATTGTTAGAATGAGAAGCAGCAACTGTTCCTTCTTGTGCTCTAGTAACTGTAAGTGAAGTCGGACCTCCAAATGAATCAATCTGGAACATCTCATTGTCAATAACAATGAAACCAGTTGCGACCATTCCTGTTGTACTACCAACAGATATCTGCCAAGTAGGACCATCTGCTACGTCAATAGCAGCTGATAGTGTTGTTGAACTACCATTTGTATTCTCTTGGAATAGATCAAGTTGATCAGTACCACTATGTGTAGCAGGAGTAGTTGCTAAACCGCCCCTTGCAGCAACAGTAAGATCACCTCTTCCATCTGGAGCAGTGTAACTAGAAGTAGAAATAACATATGATCCATCATCATCGTTAACACCATTATCTACCAGTTCAACAGAACCACCAGCATCAGGGCCAGCAGATAGACCTTCAACAACTAGAGTATAACCTTTTTGTCCTTGAACAGCATCTGTGTTGTTTACAAGTACAGCATTAATGCCTCCATCACTTACAATTGTCTCACCCTGTGTGAAGGTTCCTTTAACTGGGAAGTAATACAATAATCCAGCACCAGATTGATCATTTCTTAATTCACCAACAGCACCTGATGTTTGTCCAACAAGGTTCTCACCAATAACAAGGTTTCCTGAAAGTGGATAGGTAGCATCATTTTTATCAATTGTAAGCTGGAGACCCTTGACATTACCATCAATCGTTGTCTCAGCAGAATCAAATCCTCTAGAAATTGCACCGTACTTACCATAAGATGAGTTACCAGTAACACCACGAATCCTACCACCACGTGTAGCAGTGTAAGAAATGTGTGCGTAGTACGTGAATGAAGATACAATCTCAGTTGCAGCACCATTAGTAACATAGAAACCAACACCACCATCTAGTACCTGAGTGTAGGAGTCAAACACCATTGTCTTATAAGACGGATTTGACGATAGATTAAAGTGATTATGTACCGCACCATCAAGAAGAACGCCAACTGCTGTAGTACCAAAGACAGTACAGTTTTGAATGTATGGTGATTTCTGAACGGATGAGTTAGGATTAAACCTGAAGTAGACACCTCCAATTGTAGCGGTGTCCATATCCTTGTCATCAGCACCAGAAGAGAATCCACTCATTCCTTCAAACACTAGATCATTAAGAGTAGTGTGTGAACCTAATAGACAGAATGTAGACTCAGCATTAGTACGAGTACCTGCTGTTGAAATTGAAATATATGGATTTGTTGTAGCAGTTCCATTAGAATTACCAGCAGTAATTCCTGTATCAGCAATTCCAATAAGAGTATTGAATGCTGCTACTACAGTAGGACACTTAGGATTTGCAGTGTCAGCAGTAAGATTACTATCAATCCACTGATTTGTATTATTACCAGGAGCAACTGTTGTACTTGTGTTACGAATAACATCTGTACCAAATGTTAGAATATACTGAACAAGTGCTGAGTCTTCAGCAGTTACACCAGTAACAGCACCATTAGCACCAGCAGTAGCATCATCTAACCAAGCATTGATCTTATTGTTAGCACCGTGCTTAACATTATAAGCAAGAGCTACAACTAAGTCTACAAGTTTTGCTTTAACAGTTGATTCTGTACCAGTTACAGATCCATGATCTTCAACGTGCTTATGATATGCATTATGAGCAAGGAAATCTTTGTTATTGGTAAGTAAAGTAGAACCATCAGAATGCTTGTTATCTACAAGATCAACGTACTTATCACCAGTAGTCCACTCACCACCAGTTAAGTTAAGTAGATGAACATTGTTTGCATAATCAGAGTCTAGAACCATAGCACTCTTAGTGCCAGTATCATTCCAGACAGTCTCACCAAATTTAAGATGAGTTACATTTGCTCCAAGAACAACTGCTTGCATGTTGGAATTACCAGCAGCAGGCTTAAGAACAGAAGTTCTTAGGTTGTCACCAATAACTGAAACATTCTCAGGAATAACGATTGGAAGTGTCTCTTCGTATGTACCTGCTTTAACAAAAATTGTGATTGGATTTAATGAAGTAGGAGCATTAGCACCTGTCAATCCACCAATATAATCACAAGCATATCTTAATGAAGCAAAACCTCTAGAGATGTTTCCACCGCTATTAGTATCATCACCATCCTTAGTAACGTAGTAAACACTATCAGTTACATTATTCTTTTCCCAACGTGGAAGTAGTGGAGAACCACCAACGGTCATAACCTGACCAGATGCCTGTGCTTGCTCCGCTGCTGTGCCTGTAGACCCTGTTGGTAGTGCAATCCTATTAACACCACTTGCCGCTTGATACAGCATGTCTCCAGTGTCTTGTAGCACCTGTGCAGTGTCACCACCCTGTGCCACATAATTCCAATATGCACCGCCTGGATCCAATTCAGGAGCAGTAGAAGCACCAGTTACATCATCTGCTTTACAGATGTAAGAGTTGGAGTTTCTATTAACAACATCACCCTTTTGATAAACAGTGCCAGAAGCCCAGTTACCTGTCCAACTTAAACCTTCACTAAGAAGTTTCCAGTTAGTAGTATTTGTTGGAGCAGCACCAGTAGAACCTAATATGTTTACGAATGTATTACCACCATATCTTACAACATCACCTGGGGCGTATGTTGTTCCTGTAGCATACGCACCTTCAGCAGAGAAACCAGTTGTTAATACTTCCCAATTGGTTGCGTCTGCATTAGGAGTTGTAGCAGTTGTATGAATTCCTTTAGAAATATAACTATAACCTCTATAGGTTACAATGTCACCTTTCTGATATTCAGTAGCACCATTCCAACTATCTTCAAAATTCAGACCTTCTAAGTAGACAGAGAACTTAGTTGGATCAAAAGTAGCAATAGAAGTATGTGCAGTAGTTGTACGATAAACTACATTACCATACTTAACAACATCATTCAACTTATACCAAGTTGAAGATGTCCATGCACCTTTGTCTACATTACCTTCGGTATGTAAATCCCAATTCGCTGAATCATTATAGAAATCAGGAATAGAAGTTACTGAAGTATGGTTAATTATACACACGTATGTGTTGCCGCCATACTTGATGATATCATCAATGACGTATGCAGTGGAGGCGGTCCAATCACCTTGCCACTTAAACTTCAGTCTGCCGAGTCTAAAATCTGCCATTTGTTATATTCCTACTTAGGTCCGATAGTTGTGTGATCATATGTACTATTTAGTCTTGCAACTAAATAACCCTCACTGTCTATAAAATAAGTCAGATGACGAAAATCAAATCTGAACTGTTGGTATTTATCATCAGGGTCATTTGAATACGCTTTTGGTGCATTAGGTGTTGCATCAATGTATTCTTCCCCTTGAAGAAAATCTTTATATTCTTCACCATCTGTACGGTGAAAATCGTAGACTACACTCTCTGTAGATCTAGCGTTTGTGTAATGAAGCATACCATCCTTTTCTCTACGAAGAGCATGAACAGTAAAGTCATTTGATTGTGCTACTGTTTGTCCAACAACAGCTGTACTTGCACTGAGATATAAACTCATGCTAAGATCCTCCAGAAAGTTCCGTCCCAAACAAACTGGCAATACATGCCAGCAACATCAAGTATAAATGTGGTGTCACTGTTACCAAATAAATTCAGAAACTTTTGATTACCACTTGCTTGTAATGTAACATTATCCAACGCCCATGTTGCTTTGAAGTCAACAACTTCAATCATATCTCCAACATGAGGTACTACACCAGCTTGTTCGTATGGCATAGTAAATGTTAATGGACCGTTTGAGGTATCAATAAGATATCTAAGTCCACATGAAAGTTGTCTATTTGCATTAACAACTTCCCAACGAGATCTTTGAAGTTCAAAGCCTCCAATATCACTCCCATCATGAACAACTGCTACATTCTTTTCGGTATCAACCGTAATCTCAGCAAC